AGATCTTATCAATATTACCTCTAGCCCTTGCTGCTAACTGCCGCAGCTCATCTAAAGTGATTCTTTTTGTCACCATTATTCTCTGCCTCCTGTTCAAACTTGTCAGGGACACCGTCCCCGTCTTTATCTACTAAACTTGTAGCTATAAAGGTCACAAATGCAACCATAGCCGGACCTGTGATCTCACGTATCAACGCCAGCAGGTCAGACATAATAATCTTATCTAGCCATAACCACATATACATCCATGCAGCGTAATAGGTCAGTACCAGCAAAACGACTGCAATAAAATAGCCTACAATGACAGCCATTATTTTTGGCGACATTGAGGCTACTTTATTTCTGGCACTCACTATTAAGTTTTTTATTTTCTCAAGCATAAATATCACTTATCCTTACACGAACAGTTATTACATTTGTTTTCAATCAGTAATAGCCGTTCACCAACTTCGTTAATCCTGTTATGTGCAGATTTTGCCTTCTGATCAATCTCAGCAAATTTTATCTTTAACTCTGTTGTACGTTCTTGCTCCCTATTAATAGTCTTAGCTAAAGCGTCAACAGTCTTTTGGAGGTTATCTATCGCTGTAGATAAAGGATTTATGATCCAAATCTTAAATACAAAACCTACTATACCAAATAAAAAGCTAAAGATTGTTATTGAAGCCATTGCCATTTCAACCATCTTTGCACCGCCTAATCTAATATAATAGCGTCCAATTCCTCTTTGCTTAATGCTGCGGCTACCTCTGCCTGCTTACTCCAACCTTGTTGTTTACAAGCACCCACGTGGGACGATAAGTCAGCACACCATGTATATACCTGCGAAGCGTTAAGATACTGTATTGTTTTAACAGTTTCACCATCTTTATACCCCCGTACTGGACAGCCGTCAGGATATTCATTTTTAAAACGCTCGGTGCTTACGTTCAGCGCAATCCCCTGCATCGTAAGCTGCGTGTCCTTATCGCTATCATATCTTACTATCTCACCAGTGCATTCAGATATAAAACCGCCTGCGATTTTTCTTTCAGTCCAAGCGTCTACCTCTGACAGCTTGATAGCTTTAAGTTCATCAAACGTAAGAGCTATATATTCACGTGCTGCTTTTTTATCAATCAATTCATCAATACTTTTTAAAATATCTTCACAAATTTCATTTGGGTATTGTTGGAATGCTACTCCATTAAGCCAGCAACTCTCCGTTCCACAATTATAGTCAATAGACTTATACTCTATTTCTTTGCCATAATCAACAAAGAAATTATTTATTGTATCCATATACACTTTTTCTTGTGCTTGTACAATAACTTTATCGTTATTCGTATCTAAAATAATTATATTTTGCATTTTTATTCTCCTTACTCAATTCTTTCCCAACAGTAATATGTTACATATGGCGGCATATTATTATGCTCCGCACTACCACCAGTATTATCAATACTAATATCTGAAGCAAACGAAGAATTTAAATTAAAAGTAGTAATAGAACCTCTCCAATCTGTATTTCCACAATAAGCATTACTTGTATTGGTGTGGCTAAAAGCTCCACTACTACCAACATTTTGAAGTCTCCCAACAGTTATAGAACCACTCACGGTAGATGAAGTGGCACTAGCAGAATGCTTGTGCATTGGAATTTGATCAATCTCTAATGTAACATTTGCTTCACCTCCGTTACTCCCTGCTTGATAAGTATCTCCTGCAGCTAAAATAAATTTATCTTTTATCTGTGTCCACGTACCACCAAACAGAGTTCCTGGATCAGTAGGTTGCGAACTCCAATAAATCGCTCCTACAGGATATGGATTTGGCGGCAAATCGTCATAAAGAGCATTGATTGCTGCTCTTATTTTTTCAACTGTTATTAGCCCAGTAAGCTTCATTTTTCCTCACCTCAAATCGTCAGAACGAAGCCGGCAAACTTCTCCGTACTTTGGATTATGATATTACTGCCACTTTCAACTACGTCTACCATAACACTCTCATAGGTACTGCCATTAGTACGATACATACCAAGGAAGTGTTTTCCTGAAGCTGCCAAGGTAAATGGATAGTATCCGTTTGATAATGTTCCCCAGTTGGCGCTACTTGCTGTAAATTCAGTTTTGGTTACTGACGCAGCACCGGTAACAGCTTCTGTAACTTCATCTTTTGTTGCATAAGTAGATGTGATGACATTGCCGCTAGCATCTTGAGTTGCTTTAGTAGCACTGGTCGCATTAGCTACATTATTTATCGTAATAGTGGTAGTTGTACCGCCAGTATTTACAGATATCTGATCAGCACTGTCTCCAGCTGTTACAGACCTTACACCTGTGTTTACGATAGTTGTGTCATATACACTGATACCTGCGCCGCCCGTATATGTTGTATCCGTAAATACAGCATCAGCCGGTACTGTTTTGTTAAGTCCATAAGTACAAGCTTCAGGCACACCACCATCAAAATATACAGGCTGTGTTGTACTGCCGGCAGAAGTCGTTAGTTTAGCGGCAGCAGCTGCAGTTTCAGTTTTACCAAGTTTACCTGCTATAGCTTCATTCATAGCTGCCGCACCCGTTTTATCTTCTGCAATGTAATCGGCAATTTCTTTTAACGTATCATAAGTATCAGGCGCTCCGTCAATCAGCTCATCTTTTACTGCCGACTTTGCAGCCTCAATAGCACTGTTCATATCAGCAGTCTTTGCATAACTCGCAGCTGCTACGCCACCTAATTTGCTACTGTCAGCGGCAGTTTCGGTCTTACCGAGCTTGTCGGTATCCAACGCTTCAAAATTAGCATTAATCTTAGCGTCTCTCTCTGCTAAAGTTCCGGTGACAATTTTTTCTACACTCATTCTAAGTAACCTCCATCCAATATTATTTTCCCTGTGAACGCTTTGCTCACATTTATAACAACGTTACCGTTATTATCTACTCCGGCATTAGCATAGTAAGGATAACTAACGCCATCAATTATTTGTGTTAAGCTGACAACGACCGGACTGTTTCCTGCCTGGTGTTCCTCAGCAGATATGGTTAGTACGAAATCACTGCCAACCTCTGCAAAATCTTCCTCCGTAAAGTTTTTGACATAGACCTTATCACCAGTCTTTTTTGTCAGCGACGCCAGTATAACGATGCCTGCAAACTTTTCAGGAACTTCAATAATCACATTTTCAGCGTCCATATAAACGCCGGTTAGTACCATTTCATACTGAGGCTTCTTGACTTCCTTGTATACGCCTATAAGCCTGCTGTTACCCATTGACATTGTAAGACGCCACATGCCGTTGTTTTCAGTCCATCTGTCATCTGTCGCAGTAAATTCTTTTGTTATAGTTCCGCTCTCGAACCGTAGTAAAATATCTTCTGCACGGTCAGCTGCATCTTCTGCTTTCTCTGCATCTTTTTTTGCAGATTCTGCACTTTCTGCTGCTGACGTTTCAGACTTCTTTGCAGATTCTGCACTAGCCTGTGCCTGCTCCATAGCAAATTTAGGATTAGGCCCAGCAATAAGTTTTTTACCGGTTTTATCCCAATAAAAACTCTCATTTGGCATTGGCTGTGGCAGAACTGTAGAAATATCTTTAGGCGCTGAATCTGATAAACGAATTGCTCTCGTTACACCGTCCCACAGCTGTTGGCAAATTATCGTTAGTTTATCCAATGCCGCTTCGATAACATTAAATGGCCAATGAGTATCCAACTGAGATTCCTGTGTTATAGGAACCTCACGATATAAAACAAGCTGCCACCCTTCAGGTAATATTGGTGGTCGTTCTGCCTCTGGTGGTTCTGCTCCCGGAGAATAGCCAGGATAAAACACTACTGACTTCTCCATATCAACGAAATAATCTTTGGTTAAAACAGTTTCTTTTAAATCAGGATCAACAAGTACTACATTAATATCGGTCTTTTCCAATATCTTAAAAGAATATCCAAACTCTGTAGCAACTCCATTCCCATTGTATGTAATCCTATTTTCACTACTGCCTATCAAAGTTTTCCCTCCTTCAAAATAAAAAAGCGCCTACCGAAGTAAGCGCTTTCTATTAAGTTCTAACTAACTTTATGATACTATTTTAACTCATTTTTATAGTGGTTTTGTCGGATACATTTTTAATTTTTTTACATCGCCTCTGCTCTCATATCCAATAACCTTACATTACTATTTTAACTCTTGTTAAATGGCATTTTGTCGGAAACTTTTTAAAATTTATTCCTCAAATAATTTATAATAAGTCTTCAAGACATTATCTGCTGATATGCCAAGTTTTTCCAGTTTTGCTTCTAATTGTCCTTGCTTTTTAGAATAATTCATTACTGAACATACAAGCGCTGTAACAGCTGCATTATCATCGCACAAAGATCCTATGGCACTAATAAAATCATTTATACAATCATTATACGAAGCCCAATCCTCAATATAGTATTTTACATCATTCGACGAAACTTCCATTTTCGGATCACCACTTTCATTTATATACTTTAATTCAAACTCATTCTTAGTCATATTTTTTACTGCATGTATAAATCTGGCGATAGCTTCTGCTTTATCGTCAGGACACGACGACCTGTTTCCTTTCATGGTATATCCTCCTTGATATACCAGCCGAAAACTGCTATACTATTGTTATCAGCTTCGGCTGGTGGTTGAAACACTCGCGCATCTTTCCACGGAAAGCGGGTGTTTCTTTTTTTCATTATTCAAAAACTATTTCAATCCCTTTACAGGGTATTTTTTCTTCTTTGCCGTTCTTTACGAACGCCTTGCGTAACTCCATACAAATAACCCATCAAACACACCGCAAAAGGTAAATCGTTATAGCTGCTTTTCCGTTTTTCACACTCCAATATATCATTTAACCCTTTTATAACTTCTTGATTGTAGAATGGCACTTCCTGATATCCAGCTAATTCAACAGCATCTGTCAATTTCATGCCACCACACCACCTTTCAGAATTTCTCTGAATTTTAGAATGGCGCATTCGTAGTAACGGAATGTTTCTACTTCTTTGCAACTATGTTCCGATTTGCTGTAAAATAACTTTCCATACTGCGGCGTTTTAAGATTATGCTGATTGGCTATCTTACCTATTTTATTTGCCGATACTCCAAGCATTTTCCCTATATCTGTTGCTGAATAAGTAATTTCTTTAGCTTCTTCCATTGGTAGTAACGGTAAACCACTTAAAACCTCTGCTGCTTTCTGCTGACATATATGCTTATATTCTGGCAGATCAGTCATTTGAGCAACTTTAAGGAATGTCGATGCAACTCTTGCACGGCTGTTATTTAAGCGAGCTTCTACTTCTCTAGCTTTTAACGTCGATACAGGCTTGCTGTTTAGGGCTTGTTCCATTTCATTAAAAGCAGCAATGTATTTCATTTTCCATTGCAACGCATCTTTACCGGTAAACCCCATTGCTAAAAGCGTAAAACCGTCACGGTTCATAAGGTACTCAGGAAATCTTTGCCCGCGATATTCGTGGATACTTTCCTGATAAAATTTAGTGGCGGAATTTTCCGCCACTAAAATATTGCGAATATTTTCCAAAACGTCTTTATGTTGTTTACCAAACTTTTCAGCAACCTGCCGACTGGATACCACAACTTGATTATTTTTGATTTCAACTAAATTTTTCATAAAAAATACATCCTTTCAATTTTAAGAAATCGGGCGGGAATTCTCGGGGACTTGTCCCCGAGATGAAAGCCCGTTTTTGTATTTGGAGTTATAATCATATGTATCTATAAAACTTCTATATAACTAGATATTTATCATATTTTGTGATATACTATACATATGTACAAATACATTCATGCAAGAACTTGCGTATACAACATCAATTACCATATTGTATGGTGCGTCAAATACCGCAGGAAAGTGCTTTCACCTGAAATCTGTAGCAGGCTGTATGAGCTGGTTAAATTTATAGGAGATGAAAAAGGATTTAGCGTCATTGAGTGCAAGGTCGGAGAAGCCGATCATGTTCACTGCTTCGTATCAGCTCCACCTAAAGAATTATGCGGTGTAACTGCGGTCTATTAATGAACCGTGACCAGAACGCTGCTATAAATATAAGAAACGAGGGCTTGCGTATTCTAAAGAGTGCGTAACCAGATATATGCTATGGTAGGCCGGGAACCGGCCGAACCCAACGCCTGCTGACATTGTGTAAGACTCAGCTGTTAACCTCCGGGTAGCATTTGAGCAGTAGTGGATGATACAGGAAGCTCGGCAACTTGTTGCCGAGTAGTTCACACTTTACTAAAATGAAAGAAGGTTTTGGTAAAGAAAAATAGCTATATTTATAAAAAAGGAAGAAGGAATATTATGAAAAGAATTCTTACTTTATTTATAATATTTTTATCTATATTTATCTTTGGATGCACTACTGAAAAAAAGCAAAATAATACTATACCTCAAAGTAATATACACACTCCATCTACCCTTGTTGTTGATCCATATAGCACATCAAAGTTTGAAAGCTTAAATTTTGGTGATTCATTAGAAAAAATTAAAACTTTACCCACCCTAATATATTATGATGAATATCCCAACAGTCTTATAAAATCTCCAAAACATAAAAGTTATTTGTTTCAAACAAATGCAAATTCTTATTATAATATACCGTTGATATACGATGCGCCTTTATTAGAGCTCTCTTTTTTTGATAATAAATTGTATAAGATAACAGCCAGATTGGATGTAAAAGAAGAAAAAGATGGATTAGAAAAATTTGAAAAAATAAAAAAAGAAATCAGCAAAATATATGGGAAAGGTCAAAATACCTCAAACCAATTCCTTAAAACTTTTTCTTTGGATATAAATAATACTCATTTTTCAATTATGTTCATCTCAAGACCACCAGTAATAACCAAAAACTTGGGTAGTTCGCCATTTGACCTATTAGTTGAATCTTGGGATAGAAAATTACACAAAGCCTTTTTAGATGATGATTTTAAATATTTTGAAGCTTCTAATGACAAAGAAGCGAAAATATAACCCCCTCAAATTTGAGGGGGTATTTTTATTTTACCGTTCTTTCTTCGGTCGACGTCTAAAGATGTCGCCAACTTCCGGATCCATACCATTGAACAAGATATCATATCCGTTAAAGAATAATTTGTTTAACTGTGCAGGTACGCCTAATGCTGTTCCAACAAATGTTGCAGTAGGCTCAACCAATTCGTCATAATCTGCTTTGCCCTGGTAAACCTTTTGCACCTTACCGGCAGCACGCTCCATCTGCTCTATCGTGCCTTGTACTACTGTCATTCTATACCCGTAAGTCTGCATGCCTAAAGCCCTGCTCCAAATAGCATTACCAACCTGCCCAACCGGTCCGGCTAAACTCATAGGGTAAGTAAGCAGTTCTTTTGATATCTTTTGATATTCATCCTTATCTTCTTCAAATGGATCTTCGGCCGACAACATCAAGTTTATAAAAGCAAACATTACAAACTTAGCTCCCACAAACGAAGTAAGACGCATTATGTCTTTTTCTTTTAAGAAGATGTTATACTCTCTGGCCCACTGATTATATTGTGTATTGAAGAAGCCTTGGAAGGTAGTAAACAGTTTAAGCATAGGCCCGCCACGCAAAAGCGGTGCAACCTCCGTAACTCTGCTGCTGCCAAGTGTACGTCTAATAACCGTATTGGCAAAGTCCACAGCTTCTGTTTCGCCTGCACCAGCCCTTATTTTTTTGCCATACGCCTGCATCCATACCGGAATAGCAGAAATATTATCAGTAGCGACCAGCAATCTTGTGCCAAATTCAACAGCTTTCTTTTCTATAGGATTCAAGCTTTCCATTTCTTTCATATCCCGCAGGGAAATATCAGGAAGTACAGACCTTTCTTTCATCCAAGGGGATTTGCTGTAAACAAATTCCTTAGCCGATTTATAGCCCTCTGCAAGCTGCATATTCATACTGTAATTGCTCACAGCGGCAACGACATCACTATATCCAAAACCATCTACAGCATTACCATACAGCAAAGGATTACCCAAGTTCTGAACGGCAGTTTTAAGGTTAAGCATAATAGCAGCGTTTACAGTACGAGCCCTAAGCCAGTTAGCAACACTGCCCATCCAGCTTTCACCAACAGAACCGCTGTTAGTACCTTGAGGATTTGCCGCACGTTCAAGATATTCTTTAAAGGCAGAGAAATCGGCCAAACCTAATTTTTCTTTAATCAGAGTATACATTTCCTGATCGTTCATAATTTTACGGAAATCCCCCATAACCTCACGGAAGCACAGATCATGTATCGCATCCATAGCAACATTAAACTCTGCTCCACGTTTTAGATTAACAGGATACTTAGCCTTAACACGTTCTTTTAAATGGCCTCGTCTGGTGCTCATTGTTCTAATATTGCGGCCTTGTCTGGGATCAGTATCAGAAATAACTTCTTGCCCAGCGTGTTTAGAACCAGTATCACCGTCACGCATCAGCGGGAAATAACCGCCACGCATAACAACAGTCTTGCCGTCTGATAACGTCAGCTCTACAGGCGACGCTTCTACTTTCTTAGGACTAAAACCTGTCCAACGAGTTTCAAGAGCTTCCATTTCAGACCAGTACATCTCTGCAATGTCTATCTTAGCCTGTGCATATTTTATATCCGCTTCAGTAAGATTACGCCCTAAGAAGTCAAGCAAATTGATTTTAGTCTGTACGATATCGCCATCTACCCACAAGGCAGCACTTTCAAAGCCTACCGGTCTAGTGCTGCACAATACTCTGGCACTGCTCTCGTTGCCTAAATTCATAAGCATTTTTACTAAAACGTGCTTATCTACAGAAGTACCTAGCTCGTCATATTTTTCCTGATAATCGGCCGCCTTTTCTGCAGCTTTATCCGGCAGCCACTCCCTGTAAACCTGCGCTGTTTTTTCTTCATATTCTAAAATTTTTCTTGTTTCATTATCGGCTGCTTCTCGAATAGCTGCGCCAAAATGTTTGCTGAAAAATCCATACTGCCAGTCGTCCATCATTTCAAAAAGATTGTCAGTACTGCGTAAAGACGCTTTTAGCTTCTCCATTACTGTAGGCTGCTGTGTAACGCCAACCTGCGGTTTCCATATAGTTTTCAGCTTATTAAGTGTTTCCTGTGCTTCAGCTTTAAATTCAGCATAGGTAACACCTTTCTGTAAAGCGTTGATACTCATTTCCTGTTTAGCGATCGCTTTGATATTTTTAAGCGCATTTACTACATCTTCAAGCTGACTTGCCGTCATACGTTCACGAGGATTTGTAATGCTAACATCCTCATCCATTATCCAATCGGCAACTGCAACATTGTCATAAAGATCATCCATATCATTCAGATAGTCTGATAAAGTTTCTGTCTTTTCAAAATCAGAATAATCTTTACGCTTATAACCGAACCTTTCCATAATTGCTGCTGCTTGAATAAAGTTTCTTTCATTACCCCATGTTTCCCTTTTAGCTTTAGCCTGCTTCCTGAAATAATTCTGCCACTTAGCATACTGATTACGCAGTCTTACGCTTTCAACTACACAAGCATGATTAAACGCCTGGACGTTTTTATATCGGACCGCAGCAGAATAATCATCATTTTCCAATGCCACAGCAGCTTTAGCCGCAGCGTTTCTTTCGGCAGTAATATACTTTTGGGTATTCAAAGCCTCCTTTAATTTTACTCTATTCTGCAGGTCCATTTGCGCCTGGATTTTAGCTGTTTGCCTGCGTGCAACAGCAAGTTTTCTAAGAGTTTCAGCATCACGCTGACCCTTTAACAAGCCTTGTACTTTATCCTCAATAAGCTGTGCTTCTGTATTTATCAAAAGACCGCTCTCGTCATTATACATAGCATCACGTGCAGCTTCTTCAGCAAGCCCTCTCTCTTTGTAAATATCAGGGAAGGCGTCTTGCACCATTTCATCAATATGTCTGTTAACCGCACCATTAAAAGATGGTTCTGATATAATCGTTTTAGCCAGCTCGTCACCGGACGTAAAACCATTAGCTTCAGCGATCATATCAAAAGTTGCCATTTTACTTTCATCAAAATTGCCTTCTAAATATCTGTTAGCTACGCCCTTAGCTGTTTTTAAATCAGATGCAATATCAAGTATCTGCTCCGAAGCCATATATAACGGCTGTTTTGCAATCGCTTCTTTGACCTGCGGCTCTACATCTTCACGATATTTTTGAATTCGGTCTTTACGCTCCTGATTGAAATTAACAAGGCTTTCTTTTGTTAATAACTGTACTGCCTTATCGTGAGCTTTAGCAGCAAAATTACGCAGCATTTGCTTACGTGGTTCTGAAAGTGCATCTAACACAACATCTGGCAAAGCAGAAAAATAACCGTCAATACGCTCCATTTCTGATATTTGCTCTTCACTGGCCAGCATCCTGTCAAAAACCTGCCTTACTTCATCGTTGATTGGAACAGCATTTTTACTGCGCTTATCCGAAAAAACGGCGTTATAAACAGCAAGCAGCCATTTTTTGAACCTGTTAAATACCGGCTGCAACTCTTTTGAAGGTGCCTTGCCTTCAAGCATATAAGTTTCTGCGGCCTCTGCCCAGCGTTCATGTGCTGCTGTTTTTTCTTCCTGCGACAAGCTATCCCAGTCTTTAGTGACACCGGCATAATCAAGCATAGTCTGACGGTCTTTTTTCATCTGCTCTGTAGCATTAGGGAGTGCCCCTTCACGCATGAGGTTCTCAATAAAGTAATGTCCGACAGCTTCATGAATAACAGTACTCATATCAGCACCTTCAAACAGGCTGATAATTGCTTTACCTTCTTCGTCCCAGGTGATAGCGCCTTTAGTTTTCCCTTCGGCCTGGTAGTATCCCTGCATTTCTTCTCGTCTCTTGCGAAGTGCATTTTCATCTGGTATACTATTATTAAGAAGACTGTCAAGGTCGTTACCTCTGCTGGCGGAATCGCTGCCTGGAGACTGTAACCACTTGGCAGTCTTTTCTTTATTTATATATGACACTCTACCTTTTTTTAGATTGTGCTCTATAAACCAATCATAATCTGTGCCATTTTCTCCACCTTTCCCATAAGCACTGCTGACAGCATTCACCTGATAACGATTGCGTTCAACATCAAGTTCTAAAGGAACAATAATAGTAGACCCTTGTGCATCCTTTAAGTCTAATACAACAACCTTACGCCCAGCATACGAATCTAAAACCATCATCGGGTCAGCCATAGCACGTGGAACTTGTTTTAGCAGCTCCGGCGTCATGCCATCGGAATGGCCGTCAAAAATATGTTTGATCTTGCTTCCGTCGATAGTTACAGGCAAAATTTTACCGCCTGCAAGACCCAATGCAAGCGGTGTCGTCATAACATTATAAGTTTTAGTATCGTTTATTTTCCCTGCAGTATATTCATCTACGATACCAGAAAAGTTATTTTCATCCTCAAGCAATTTTTCGTTAGCACTTTTAGTTTGCATATACCGGCCATTAGGAGTGCTGACAACTCGTTTGAAGCTTAAAGGGTTATCTCTGAAATACTGCATAGGGTCATCAGGATTAGCAATCATAGCACGGCTGGTTAAAATAGCCAGGACGTCACCTGTTTCCTTTTGATTTAGTCCCGCTTCGGTCAATTCATTTCTAAAAGTATCAACTGCAGTTCTAAATTCCTCGTCGTTCTCCAACGCTTTTTTATAAGCGCTTTGGAGAGCTTTTTTATTTCTGGCGCGTTCTTCTGTATAACCGCCCTGTTCAAAAGCTACGTTATTGCTTACAGCCTGGAAAAAGCCAGGATTTTGAGCCTCTGCCGCACAATACGTACCCATTGGCATTTCAATATCCTCACCACGAACAGCAGCCGCCTGCAGTTCAGAAACCTCTATACCAAAGGTATCTTTTACATCCAGGTTAGGATTTGCCTGCGCATATGTAAAAAGGGTTTCAGCATCTACATAAGCCTTTTCTTCTGTCGTTTGGTTCAGTACTAGTTTGCTGGCGGTAATATCTACGTCCTTACTGTTTTTCATCGTTTCCGCAGTACGTACAGCCTGCTCCTGCATAACTCTATTTGCATTACGGTCTACGGCAATGCTTACCGAACCGCCAAGACCGCCAAACACCGCACCAATAGCACCGGAATAAGCGCCTCTTTTGGTGATTTCTCCAAACTCCTGATAAAATTTAAGTATTTGCTCTTGAGTGGAAAGATTCGCATTTTTAGCCCATATTTCAGCAGCGGCATCCGGGTATTCCTGAATCCATTCAGTAATGCCTTCTGTCAATGCAGTTTTAAAAACTTCTTTAGCCTTACCGCCCATAGTTGCGATTTTAGCGGCTCTTGCTCCTGCTCCCATGACTTTGCCCAAGCCCACTTTTTCAAGAGCAGACTGTGCAACAGCGTTTAACGACGCCGCAGCTCTGGCTCTGTCATTAGATACCCCAGCTTCAGTAAGGTCTAAATATTGGCCGCCTGCAATCTGACTGCCCATAAAAGCAGCAGCACTCCAGCCGCCAGTACTGATTGCAACGCCGACCTGTGCCGCTAATTGTGGTGCATTCTGCAGTAAGTCATAATAAAACTGACCTGCCGCAGTTTCAGCCTTTACTTCTTCCGGCTTAAATATTTCACTACCACCAATGCGTTTAGCTTCAGTACCAATAGTTTTTAGCTTATCTCCACCAACAGCATACAAAAGCCGTCCTATTGTATCTGCGCTAAAAACCTTGGATTCCATTGTCAGGTCAGCATCTTTTTTATCTGCTCCCAAATCAGCAAGCAGTGCAACGGTACCATAACCACTACGAGCAACATTCTTAAAACCATTTTTCAGTGCTGTAATACTTTTCCAGTTATTTTCTTGCTCACCCCAAAATTCTGCAGCTTTAGTTCCGGCAATGCTCATAAGCACAGGGTCTTTTAGCGCCTCTGCTGTTCTTGGTGCGATCTGCTCATATTTATTCCAATCATATTCAAAGTTTTTAGGTAAATAATAATCAGGATTACGAGCTGCCATTTGAAGCGATATATTATTCGCATTAGCTCCTTGTAATGCTTTCGTCTTTAAATCTTCGGGTATAAACTTTCCGGCCGCAGCTACATCATATAATAAAGACCTTGCCATATTACCACTCCTCGTTAATTTCTCCTCTTAATGTCGCTAAATGACGCTGTTTTATAGATTCTAAAACATCACTAAAATTCATTGCCGCCAAACCAGTGCGCTCACTGGCTCCCCAATCACTAAACCAGGGAGTGCTTTCATTTTGCTGTACTGCCGTATTACTTTGCTGCGGAATATCCAGTAAATGCGGGGCTGCATCCACTCCATCACGGACCGCCATAGCCGCAATCTGTTTATTAAGTTCTTGGATATCCATAGGACTATTATAAACAGCAGCATATTGAAGCGCTGAAACCTGGTATTTATCATTAGGATTTATGGATTCAAAAACTGTTCTTGCCTGTCCTAAATCAATATTATTGCCATTCTGTCTTTGATAAGCATCTATATAAGGATAAAGTTTCGGAGAAAGGCTGCTCTTTAACGAACCCCATTCACGTTGTTTGCTATTAAAGTTTTTATAAATAGCTTTGTTCTCAAAGGCTTTATTCAAAACTTCCATTCCTGTTGCAAATCTCACCTCAGGATCTGTGACATTCTCCAATGCACTATCCAAATACGCCTGCAATTCTCCTCGTTCCATTTTATCGTCTATAGTTTCATTAACTATAGTTATCAATCGTTTATCAATCTCTTTATTTCTTGGGTCTTGTTCTCTAACCAAAGACAATAATCTGTTTCTATCAGCACTACCCAACATAGTTGCGTTTTGATTGATTAATGATACTGCCTCGGACGGAGTCACAGTGCCATCGGTAATTGCATCCTTAATTTTTTTATAAACTGCACCGTTAGAAGATTCAGCAGCTGCTTTACCTTGTATTCCAATCAAGTCATTGCCGAATTTTAAAAGGTTCATTTCAATATCAACATCGCCGCCAGAAACATTATATACAAGGCTTTGAAACTCGTTAGGATCAATAACACCAGACTTAAATTTATTCCACATTTCTTGTTGCACACTATCAATAATTCTTTTCTTATGGTTATTTTTTATTGCATTATTATAATTAACTTGGGTAACATAAGCATCCCATGCTTTATCTTTATCTTCTATGGATACATTTCTTCCTCTAGGTCTTGCGAAACCAGAAATATTTGCATAATCAAGTGTAATTCCCGCAACTCCATGATCTCCACTTTGTATTACTGTTCCAGTTTTGGCATCATATATCCCAACATGATCAACATCATTTGGATCTCCTCCATAATTCCAATAAACAATATCACCACTTCGCAGTTGAGATTTGTCGGTAAATATCAATCCGGCATCTTTCATATCTTCAAATTGTGTAGGAGCCCAAGTATTACCTTCCTTACCTCCACCTGCAGCAATCCAATTATTACTTCTTATTGTACATGTGTTAGTCCCATAATTATTCCCAATATCTTCTCTTGCACTTCTGACAGCAGCTTCACCATCATATCCAAAAGCATCGCCGTAAATATACTGCCTAGCAGCTTCATAATCATCACCAAATCGTTCATACGCGGTTATGCCTGTATAATGTTCGTATTCTCTTTCTTTTCTAGCATGTGCAATCCTAGAATAAGCAAGCCTAGTTTCATCAGGCATGAAAGCTCCCCACTTTTCTATCATCGCCCCAGCTCTGTCAATATCGCCATTAGCTAAAGCAGTTCCAACAAGCGATGCCATTTTAGGAGCTAATAATCTTTTAGCTTCGCTTTTTATAAACTCGGGATCTTGCCCTTTATATCTATCCATAACAAGAGTAGCGCTTTTATCAAATTCCGACTTTATCAAAGCGTCGTTGTCATAATTTTGCATTGCAAAATTAAAATTTTCATCAATATTATTTGATAATGCTAAATCTTTATTAGCTTCAACCTGTTTATATTCATGTTGTCCAACCAACATAAATCTTTTCTGTGCATCATTATTAGCCCAATTATTAAAAACGCTAGAAGTTCTTTCAAGACGGAAATTATATTTTCCCATAATCTCTTGTCTTATTTTTTGTTCCTCGCTCTGAAATTTACCCGCAATCCCCTCTGCATTAGCATATTGAGTGTGCATTAAACCATTCTGTGGATTATACAACAAATCAGAAATTCGTTTATCATATTCAGCATCAGCTTCTACAACTCTGGATTGATCAACACTTTCTATAAATTTCTGATAAGCTTCATTTACAGCACCCAATCCTCTACCAATAGCCTCGTATCCAGCGCCATTGCCACCGTAACTGTTTAAATCGCCCGGGCGCTGTACTTGTCCCTGTATTGTATTAGGATTGACCTGTGAAGCATATTGACTGAATTTCATAGGTTTAGACCTCCTTTTTAGGTATAGAAAAAGCGCTTTAACAAATTGTTAAGCGCTTAAAGGTGTGTTATAATGTTGTCCGAGATAGTTTGATAGTCGGATTCTCTCCCTGTCAAGGGAGGTGATAGCATGACTGTATACGAAGCATTATCTTTGATGGTAACCTTTGGTACGCTCGTTGCTATCATTTTGTCTAAAAGTAAGTAATTTTACTTATATAAGACAAAAGACCCACTAACGGTGTAGTCGGCCTTTTCTTCAAGTTTTAACTTATTCAGGAGAGAGCTGACACGCCAATATCAAGCTATCTCTTTTCGTTTATTATATAATACATTTCGTACCAATGCAAGTTTAGAAGTAAGGATATTTTGATTTACCAAGTGGCGCGATGCCCGAATATGGACTTGTGTAATTATTTTGATAAGGCGACTGATAAACAAAGCCTCCGTTGGATGAACCGCCTGTTTTCCCGCTGCCGCCGTAATTTTTATATGCGCCAAAAATACCAGCAGCAGTACCCAAGATAGTGCCTATATTCTGCTGCTTGGCCTGTTGTTTCACGTTATAAGCAGAAGCTCTTGCAGCGTTAGCCTGGTTCTTGTAATTCACTACGCCAAGATAGTTACTCCATTGGTCGTTGCGCTGATTACTCAAAAGCTGGTTACTGTCTTTTCTATAAGCCCTAAAGCTGGAATCACTAAGGTCAAGAGCTGTCCCCATATCGCCACTGATGCCTGCTGCGCCAAATGCGGCGGCCTGCTGACCTGCTACAAGGCGACGACGATCATTGAGTTTTTGCTGCTCATAAGCGTACTGCTCCGCTATCTGCTCCCCCTTCTTTGCCTGTATATCAGCGTTTTGTTCTGCAGCCTGTGCCTGCGCATCGTAATAAGCCTGCTGCGCTTTAGCCTGTTGGTTCGTCGCAGCTATTTGCGATACTCCCTGCAAAGCAGTCAATCCCATCATCATACCTACAGATAAACACATTTATATACTCCCCTCCTCAATCACGAACGGAAGAAACTCTTTTCCGTTCTTTTTTATTTTTATAGGAGCTAAAAACATTGCTCCCAACCTATCAAGCCACCGTATAGAAGCAGAATTGCCGCTGTAAACGTAATTATAAAGCCGCCCATATTCTTTTACCCATTTTGAAATTAAAAGCCTGGCAACGCAAATAAGCAGCTCTTTTTTGAAACCGCTTATCCTTTTTGTCGCCAACATCCAAATCTCTTTACCCTGAACGCCTGGAATTTCAGTTAATCCTACAATACAGAGAATGTTATCTTCCATATCTTTATAAATGTAACAATGATCTGCATTTTCAATACTACCGGCAACAAGCATTATTTCGTCTTCCTCATATGCTTCCAGCTCCTGCCTATCACTATCTCTCAAATCTTTCAGCAGCGCTACAGCAATTCCAATAGCGTTATCAACGTCAGCCAATTCGACCTTATACTTTTTAGCCACCAAAAGTCACCTTCCTCGTTACGCTGAGCAAATTAAACGGATAAGGTTCAGTACTTGTAATACAAAGTCTTCCATCACGATCAAACCCACCTGCCGGTGGAGTTGCCGTTTTATCTCCACTATACAATTTCATATTCTCAGTAACGCTAAATTCATCATAAGCAATAGCATCCTGATTTCCAAATTCAGTACCAACTTCACCGCCGAGAGTATTTTCAATGCGCAAAATCGCCTCTGACACCTGCTTAAACCTGCCCTGCATAGTTCCGTCCTGTAATTGAATTTCAACATTAGGAAGCTCAATATTCATAGTATACGGTAGACCTGCAACCGCACGTTTAATTTGTATAGGTAATTCAACAGTACCGTCATCAAGCACTTTATAATTTCTCAATACACGCCCATCACCTAAAACAGTAATATTATTGCCAGCAAGGTGACCAAGCCCTGTTACAATATTAGTCGCCTCATCCATATCATACTTTTTAGCGCAATCTAACATTACATAATCATTCGGAGCATCACCGTCATAGTTATTGTCAAACCGCTCAATATAACGAACAGTTTCTCCATTTACCACACGTTTAACAACAACATATACACTATCCTCATCACCTTCAGGAATATTCACTACAGCTTCAAATTCACCGTCAGTAATAATTCTTGACCATGCATATACTTCCTGTTCTCTTATGTAAGACAGACACGCTATCGTACCATCACTGCGCACAAAGTAAATTATGCTGTCCGGCTCCTGCTTATAAGCAGAATCAGTAATCGAAAGTCCCTTTATAATTTGTCCCGCCAGTATCGTCAATTCCATACCGCCATAGCTGTCGGTTTCAAAACTGTAGCCCATATCCCGCACTGTCGAACCACGTCCCTGTACGAATACAATTCTATTGCCAATTGTAAGCGGCTCACAATTGCTGCAGCCCCTGGTAGTTTGCATCTTCGGTGTGATATTCGTCGGTGTCACGACCTCGCTCCCTGAAACGATCCATTCATTGCCCTGCGTTAAAACAAGCAAATCCACAGACGGAATTAAATGTAAAATATCAAATTGTTTCCTGCTGATAAACGAAGCGGCAATAGCACTATCATCTGTTACTGTACCACTGACCTTTTCTACGCCAAAATTAGGATAATCACCGCTTCTAGACATCCAAACCATATACGGTCTTTTATTATTTCCACCAAAGCAAAGTCTGTCTTGAAAAAAACATACCGTTTTTGGATAACCGAAATTGCTATTCCAAGCCCCAAAAGCATAAGTAGTAGTACTTTCTGTAGAACCAAACGGTTCGTTTACCATAGCTTTAATATTATATTCGTCGATATAACTAACTATTTTAGCTGTGCCGTCTTTAGTATACGGCAGTGCAGTAAGCGTAACAGTCAGATCACCGCTTGTTATAGAAGCTTCTATTCTCAAATAAGTTGTATCTGTTACTGTACCGCTTTCAGTAGCATTAAAATTATTTGTAGCAGAATATTTACGATATTCTTTCCACGTTGTACCATCCTCACTTTTTTGCACTTGAAAACTTCCAGTCCACGTTCCACCGGAAATAACCTTCCAGCTTTCTCCAACGACAACCGCTCCAGTCGTTCCTGTAGCATTGTCTTTCAAATTTAATTCTACCGAGGACGATTCTACCTCATGTGTCAGCCTAATATTACCATCAATCAATCCCTCGTTAAAAATAGGCCTATTGCTTGTAATGGTCACAGTGCCTGTTGTACTGGACGGTGTAACCTTCGGATTATCCTGAAACGCTATAGTAACCCAGCCATTTGCCCCATCTGTCCCTGAAAGATTGTTATCATCATAAGCAACGCCTTTCTTACCGCCAATGCCACCATTGCCATAATTGATTCCATCACTTCCGTTTTTTGCTCCATGCTCTTCTGAATAAGCCGCAGTAGCTCCTCCACCGCCTTGCGCTACCCAGCCAAAAGCGCTACTGCTTCCACCGTTGCCGCCAGCATTACCATAACCGGCTCCATAATGTACGGCTCCGCCTTTTCCTCCGGCTCCTACGGTTACAGGAAAACTATCACCTTCGGTCAAATCCATCTCAAAACTGTAAAATCCACCACGGCCGCCAGTCCCGCCAGAGCTTTGTTTATCACTTGCTTTCCTTGCCACACCACTGCCACCGCCACCGGCACCTGCAACTTCTATTGTGTAGCGGCCATCTTTTGGCACTGTATACGTATAATCACCAGGAGACGTATAAACAGCGCTCTCAACTAAATCCATCATAACCTCATCTTCAAAATAAGCATGAGTAATTTCAAAATCGCCAAACTTCCAGTCCGTTTCGCTGTATCTTGCTAATTGTTTCACCGGATAACTACCGCTCGTAATATATATAACATCCGCAGACTGAGCAAATCTTAATTTTTCCAAATCAGATTCTGTAAAAGGAGTTACTATCTCTATACCAAGATATTCCCCGTTTCTATGTATTCTGATGTACTGATCCCCTATTTCAAGCAAATAATTAATATCGTCAGTAAAATTAAACCCCGCCAGAATACATCTCTTATCAGCATATTTTGTAGCAATACAGTAAACAGTTCCGCTGCGACGATACACGGGCCCATAAGGGCGAATATAACAATTCTCAGCAGTCAAAAGCGCATACTGATATTTATCCAGATCAACGCGGTTAGCTACCGCATTAGATATCTCTCCTGCAGTAAATGCCGGCTGCAGTACATAAAAAGGATTTGGTCCACTTCCTCTAGCCATAAGTTCACATCCTCGCAGTAAAGTATTTATCAGGGTAGTCCAACTTATCCTGACGTTCAGCGGCCGTAGTATATTTTGCCCTGCTAAGAGCTGCCTGTGCCAGTTGATATTGTGTCTGCTGGATAGTCCCATTGCCATTTAACTGTAAGCAAATATTAAAAGCCAACATCCTCGCCAACGCCTCAACAAAATCAGAACTGAAAAGCTCTGCATCCTCTGCGTCATATGTGTACTCCAAATATGCTTGGTACACATCACATCCTATAGCCTGCGTATTATCACTAATCAAAAACAAATCATACTTATCTTTATCCAAGCTGTTTACAGTCTCTTTCTCATTAAAAATACGTCTTGCACACACACATTTTTCTGGATATGCATATACATACTTCCAATCAGGATTTGAAGCATCCAGTTCTGCAAGCCTAATAATCCTCTTGGCAAAGCCCCAGCTATATTCACGCAATAGACCTTTTCGGCTATGGTCATAAAACAGCTTGCACTGCCTTGCAAGTTCGTTATTCTCGTCAATAGAAGAAATGCGGCCTTTAGCTAAATAAGCCAAGGCCATATTGCAAATATCTGTATTATTCATCACGGAAACACCTCCATGTTATTTTCCTCTTTATTAAAATAAGGACGCCTTAAAGACGTCCCTAAGTGCTTGTACATAGTCGTCACATGACTACATAGGTGTTATTTAATATTTTCTCTAATAAGCCTAATCAAATCTTGTTTACTGGCATTTGCCGGATATTTAACATCGGCATTATAGAGCTTAGCTCTTAATTCATTGGCCGACATATCTTCAAGCTTTCTACCCGGCATTACAGTATTACCATTACTATCTAAAATCATTTAAAATCCACATCTACAGCGAGCGCCGCAACAATTTTATCGGCAGTTGCATTAGTTGGAGTGCTGGAATCACTAGCTTTGATGCGCAGGTATTCTTTTACTCCCAAAGGCACCTTAGCTCGTACAGGAGCATTGTCGTCCAGAGTAAAGCTTCCCAGCGCTACAGCCTCGCTGAACGCTTCATCATCAGCAGTTTCCAGGGTTAAAACAACACTGCCGCTTTCAAGCTTCGGTCCTACATAAAGCCACATTGGATTGATGCTGTCTCCGCCGCCCATAGCGATAATATCGCCAAGAACACCGTCAACTAATTCTGCAGCAGGTTTCTCAAAGAAAATATTTTCCTTATCTAATCTCATTATTTTTCACTCCTCACGCTTCAATTTTAGCTTCGTCTTCACGAATGCAGTCAAGTTTACGTACACGCATACCATCCACATTTAATACTTTAATGCCATTGGCCAGCGTTTCCATTTCAACATGAACGTTATTTTTATCGATCAAGCACAGTTTGAACAGAGTATACATGCTGCGAGAACAGTACATCATAACACTGTCAGGATTTCTCAACCGGTCATGAACGCGAATAACATTCTCAATAATCTTCTGCTTTTGAGCAGAAGTTGCAGATGCAAACTGTGCTGCATCAATATTGCGAATAGCTCCTACAGCTCTATAATCACGAATAGTCAGGCCTACATTCCAAGTCCATTTCGTAATCATAGCTTCAAATTCAGTTCCGTCATCCGCTATTGTAGTTTGTTGTCCAAGATCTTCTTTCTTCAAACCAGCACTACCATTTTTAGGGAACACGCCTGAGCATGTACGTTCTCCCCAATTTACAAAATAAATAGATGTATTTTTGGTACCGCCGCCAGCATTAAGAGTAGTATAGCCTTCAGCCGTCGGATCATCACCATTGCCAAAATAACGATGTCTGATATCGAACCCGTTAAATTCATCTGGAACCTCGCTAAGTCCGCCATAAATAACATCTTTAGCAATACGATCACCAAAGCCGGCTACAAATGCTAGATCCTCGCTATAACGGAAAGCTGCAGGATCATTCTGCAAACGCAAAAGCTCTACATCCATCTTATTACGATTTTCGTATAAAGTAGTCGTATCATTAATCTGTTTTACTCCGCTCTTTTTATAAGGAACACCAGTATTGATACGACGGATAGAAGGTTCAGGAACTTTTGTACGTTGAGTAGTCACGATCCCAGTAGGAAGATTGCCCTCCATAAAAGTCATTTCTTCTAAAATTGGATTAGATTGAGACAATACCTCAATAATATCATCTACATTTCCGGAAGGGTCAAGTCTTCCCCTCCAATCAGCTAAGGTATATGCCAATTGATTTAAACCTGCCATTATTCATTCATCCTCTCTTATTTTAATTTACTAAAATCTGTTTTGTCATAGAATTTTTCAAGGCTGCTTCCCTGTGCGGCGGGAGCGCCAGCGCCTTTACCCGGGTCACTCTCCAAAAACTTCCCGAGCATAGAAAAAGCGCGGATAACTTCAATTCTGTTACCTGCGCCTGTTTCGTTTAACGCCTGCCTGATACCAGGAACCGCTTTCTCTACATGTTCCACCGCAAGACCGCAAAGACTAATGATACTGTCGAACTCTGTCCCAAGTTCTTTCTTTGCAGCCTCACCCCAATTTTGAACTTCTGTATTTCGCTGCTCTATAACAGCATTCATAGCAGCTTCTGCGATGCCTTTACCCCATTCGCCGCCATACTTAACAATAGCGTTAGCCTGCTCATTGTTAAGCCCCATATCCTTAATGACCTCTACGAACTTATCGCTCTCTTCCTGGCTGAACTCAAAGTCATCCATAGCGGAAATAGTTTCTTTAAAGTCATAAGCAATTGGTTCAGCTTCTTCCTGTGGTTGAGTTTCTGCTTTACCACCAAGAAGGGTATCAGCAGACTGTGTCTCCTGTTGAACCTCTTTCTGCTGTTCAACTACTTCAGTGCCCTGCGTGTTATCGTTGGCACTCGTGTTAGTTACATCTTCCATTAGTCATCGTCTCCTTCCAATTGTTCGGCAGCAATTTCCTGCGCTTTGATTTGAGTTTTTATATATTCAAGCTCAGCTTTTTGTTTGAGCTCTACTCCAGAAATACCAAGGCTCTTAATATCATCGAGAATTAATAAACCGACTTTTCGCATACCCTCGTTATAAAAGGTCTGTGAATTGCCGGTAAAACTATCTATATTGATTTTTGTTTTATCAAGCAATCGCATTAAAAACCAGCGTCCGCTTTCGCTATTTAAGATAGTTGATAGTGCATCCTGATCGCGTTTGCGAAGCTCTCTTTGAAAGAACGCCTGCAATTTAGCTTGCCGACTATCCGCATCTGTAATACTCTTATACCTCACCTGCGCCGCCTCCCATGCCTAACCAAGCTGCCATAGCTGGGTTACCATCATTTGCAGCCTCAGTCATGTTCTTTGCCGCCTGTGCTGCCGGTGCTGCTGCCTGCATAAGAGCCATTGCTTCCTGCGTCTGTTGCTGCTCTTGTAATGCCTGCTGTTCTTGCTCAATAAGCTTCTTAACATCATCGTCGCTACGTTGCATAGCAGCGGGAGCACCAAGCATTTCAAAGTATTTGGACAGTGTTCCTATAGGATCAACCTTCTTGAGCACTTCCGGCCAAGCCTGCGCCATCTGCAGCGTAGTAGCAAGAGCCTGTTCGATATTAACAAGTCCACTCATTTTCTGCGCTTGCGCCAACGGGGAAATATACTCAATTTTAATATCCTCATCGCTTATACGTTCCTGGATCTCAGGTGGTATCGGCGGGAATGCTCCAGACCTTTCGAGGATGTTGTATATCCTAACAATAATCGGCGTTAGGAACTCATCCTGTAACCGTTCGACTACAGGCCCTAGCTGCTGCAACTTTTCCTGTGTGCGTTCCATGATCTCGCGTGCCGTCATTTGCCCGTTATCAACACTATCAAGCATCAAAAATAAATCTGCACTATAGTGCCTTTTGATTGCGTCCTCCGTGCGAATGATCTCCTGAGAAGCATGGTCAATATCTAAATTGACCTGGAACAGCGGCTGAACGAACAGCTGTGACTGGTCATCCACAGCTGTCATCCCGCCAGGAATAAGATTAATACCACCGTTGTTCAGCAGCGAAGCCGGTCCTTTCATTGGAGGTTTAACCCCAATCTCAATAGCTGTAAGTAAATCTTTTTTCATAGTCTGAAGTGCTTTACTATCGCCTTCAGCGAACCAACCTGGCCCTTTAGCGTACGGTTCAAGCCCGTTTACAAGATACCTTGCAACTGGTATGGCCCATTCTTCAAACCCCCCAACGTATAAGAATTCATTATCCTGCGATTTATCAAGCCAATACACAGACCTATAAGGCATATTCAACCTATCCATATATCCTGGCAGGCGTTTGTCATTTGATTCAACAAGCCAATTGACAGTATGCTTTTTATCAAGTCCAGTACCATTAGTCGCTTGCTGCTGCAAATGTTGAGGCAGGTTTTCCTGTCCAAAACAATCAACTATCTGTGCTAATGACATTTCATATTTTCGAGCGAATGTCTGCACCTTGCCAAAGCCGTCTACACCAAGAGCATAAGTCCCAATAGTCATAGGTACACATCTAATACCCGTACTCGGGTCATAAAAAATTGCCATTGGACATTGTCCAAATGGCAACTCAAGATACACCGAATGTATGCTATTGTAAAAATTACTCTTTGAAAGCACCGCAGATACTATTTCTTGCCTGATATCCAACACTCTCGTGGCTTCAATATCACCACTCATCGCACTATTGCTAAACCCTAATTTGAACCACTGACGACTAGGAGGGGTTAAACCGCTCATTACGCCTGCAGCAAATACTTGTGCGGCCAACCATGCAACGCCCTGAGCAATTTCCAGATCACGTCTGCGGGCAGGATTAGTTTTATCTGCCGTATTATCGAATTCGCCTATAAACGGCAACTGATAATCTCTAATCGCTTTCCAACGAATTTCATAATCAAGTCTTTTTTCATAAAGATCTCTCATCTTTCTAATCAGTTTTCTTTTCTCTGGCCAGTGGCTTTTTAAAGACGGCCCATCTGCTGGGTGTGTTTCTGCCGGCGCTCGTGCTGCTATAGTTTCAATTTCTTTTTGCTTTAATTTAGCTTTAGCCATTTCAATACCCCTAACCTAAAGTCTTTCTGCCAGTAGCGTTGCCTGCAATAGTATTGCGATCAGACGACACTTGAGTAGAAGCAAAACCACGCCTTTTATTTTTCTTTGCCGGATCTGTTTCTGTTCCTGTCTCTGTACTGGTTACCGTAGTAGGCGCCGGAGGCGTTTCAACAACTTCTGGCATTCTAATGCTACCGCCGCCAAATACTTTTTTAAAAATTCCCATACTATCACTCCTTAAAATATCGAATAATCTGTATTGCACATCATCTTACGGCCATATCCAGGATCACCCGGTTTCAACCTCGGATAAACAGGCCTTGCAAAAGTCAAAGCAAGGCCATCTGCAAGATCGGGGCTTTTACCAATCTTTTCCTTAATTTCTTCTTTAGGCTGCAAAATGATTTTGCCATGTTTACTAAACTTATACTCTACAATACTAAGCTCGCTTTTTAATTCCGGCATATCAGGTATAGCACCACCAGACTTGAGCCATTCAAGCATCTTAAAATACATCTCGGCTCGTATGTTTTCATACCTGTGTTCGGCTAATGCCTTACCGCCAAAATTAACCTCGCTTATATTGCTATAACCAAGTTGTCTTATACGATCTATAACTCCCGCACCCATAGCGCCTGAATCAATAAAAGTCATATCGGCTTTATTTTTGTTTATGGCATTGATAACTCTCGCCGCCGTATCCATAGTATCCAACCCTTTGTAAACAAGAGGAACATCTACCCATAACCCTTGACGTTTAAATATCGTAGTCCTATCATCCCCGAACCTTGACACATCAACGCCGAGTATAACAGGAGATCCCTGCACATCTTTTTCTTGCAACAATCTGTGTGCTGCCGCCGTAACCAAATCAATAGGAATAACAACATTACTAGCCGATGCAGTAAAATCACAATAAAGCTCCTGACGTATTTCTATATCCGTCATATCTTCCATCATAGATTTAAGTTCTGCTTCGTCCAGTACACCGCTTTCATCAGCTCTATAAAGACAGGTAAACCATTCCTCGCTGCGTTGAGCTCTTTGGTATATCTCATAGAATTGATTCTGTCCTTTAGGCGTTCCTATGAAATATGCGAACCCCTTACGATCAGCTAATGCCGGCCGTATTACCTCGCCCCATAATTCAGGCTTTATTTGAGCGTATTCATCAAGGACAACACCGTCCCAGTAAGTACCGCGAAGGGCATCGGGCTTATCTGCGCCTATAATATATATCCTTGCCCCAACAGCATTTTTATGCTTTGACGGCAGTTCTATAAACAGATCGCTTTCATTAACCTTTCTTCCTGGAATTGCGCTTGTGTAATATTTCAAGTAGTTCCAGGCAATCATCTTTGCTTGGTTCCTAAACGGTGCCACGTATGCGAACTGAGGACTTATAAGCGTATTCTTAATAGCGCTCTTACTCAATTCGTTTATCATCCCTACAGTCTTGCCATAACGTCTGTGCGCTACTATAACAGCGAAACGGTATTTATCAAGCGCAGGATGGATTATATCTTTCCAAAGAGGTCTTGGTTTGTATGGTATAGTTATTACTTTCAACCGTCATCACCAGCCCAGCGAAATGTAATAGGTTCTCCATCTTTGCCACTGACCTCACGTTTCTCAACAAACGCTGCTACTGATTTTCCGTATAGCTCAGATGCTTTAAGCCTATTATTCATACGCTCTTCTTTATTGTCTATCACTTCTAGCCAAAACTTTCTTAATTTGCTAAGTTCATCTATGATATCTTTCTGTTCATCTGCAATTTTTTCTTCAGTAACAGCTTGAAGCTCTGCTACCCTGTCAACAATGTGCGCCTTTGTTAACAGCCTTGACGCAGCCTGCCTAGCACTTTTCGCTGAATATCCTGCATCTATGGCTGCCTGCTCTTGCGTTTTACCACCTACAGCCATAAGCCTACAAAACTTCTCCTGCCTTGGATCTTTTAATGCAGCCATCTCTCATCACCACCTTTGCAAATAAAAAAGCACCTAACCGAAGTTAAGTGCCTTTATATTAAGTTTTATGCTAAATTTTGATATATATTACCGTGTTTTATCGGTTTTTCAACGCCGAATTATTTATGTAGATTAAATTGGCGGAAGGTACAAGACTTGAACTTGTAAGCCGATTGCTCGACTGACGCCTTAGCAGGACGCTGCATTACCAATTACGCCAACCTTCCGTATGGCGGAGCAGGTAGGATTCGAACCCACACAGCGTATCCCTACGCCCTATCAGTTTTCAAGACTGCTCTCTTAGCCATTTGAGTACTGCTCCATTAATGCCGCTGTATTACCCCAACGGCAGGGCAGTGTCCAAGCGCTAAGCCTGAACGTTTCAGCAAGCTTGTTGTAAGCCTACTTACTTATAATACTATTTTAACTCATTAAAACAGGTAATATGTCGGAAACTTTTTTATTTTATCAAACCTTTTTTCAATGCCAAACCAACAGCATCTCGGAGAAACTCTTTACGAAATTCATAGCAGGTATCTCTATTTACGCCGGTTAATTCTGCAATTATTTTCATCGGCTTCCTTTTTTCATATTTTTGATACATAACTTTACCAGTAAGCTGGTTTTCATGTATCTTATAAGTTTCTGCGACAACTTCAAGCCATAGCTCCGGATTCATTATTATCGACTGATATGGTCCATATCCAAACGATATCATACGTACTGGCTCAATGTTTTTTAATGCTGCTGTTTCTGTTGGATTACTGATAAAAGCATGACCCCCACCGCCCGTATGCCCTTTCCTTGCAGTACGCTGCTCTCTTTCCTCATCGACAGCTTTTTGTATTTGCTTACGATCCCAAAAGTACCGCTCTACATGCTTAATATACTGTTCTATTAGCATATCAGTCTCCTTCTCTATACTCCTTAATCATCACATATAGCATTGTTAGAAAATTTACTTTCAAGCCAGCGTCTATCTGAAAGCATATTTTCAACCCAATTTATCAAATCATTTTTATCGTAATACCATCGGATCGTTCCGCATACGTCCACCCCGTTCGCCGTTACATATTCTTTGGCATGATCTATAAGGTATTGATAAAGCTTTCTTTCGTTAAACTTTCCATCGGTCAGCTTTCTTTCCAGGCACGCCATTATTTCTTTACCTGCCATAACACCAGATATATAGCCTTGCTTCTTTAATTCTTTTATTTTAATATCACATGCCCTCATTCTTCTTCACCTACTTTACCGTCCATAATAGCCCCGCAGTAAGGGCAGCTTTTATATTTTTTACTGCCGCTGTAGATCGGTACACGCTCACCACATACGCTACAATCACCGATTGGGTGTTCAGGGTGTTCAATCCAATGCCCACGCTTACGTTCTTCTACAACTGGCATTGTATCAAGCCTATCAGCAGCACTTTGATAACCACTTCTAATGCCGTCGAAAAACTCACCCCAACCGTGTATATCTCCAACCATTCTTAATAATTCCACTTTTGCCGCATCTGCATCTATTAATCTCATAATCTATTCACCGTCCCGTCTGTTCCATGCTTTTATTGCTGCCTGTATCGCTTCTTCTTCTGTGTCGTATGTTACCGTTGTCATGGTTAACAAACATGGCGTGTCACCTGCGTTTAAATTTGCGCTGCTATCACATTGGATATCAGCCATAAATCCATTACTGTACAAAAAGCATTCTAAAACCGCATTACCGCCGCATAACGGACAAGGCTTTAATTCAGCCATTTTTCTTCACCATCTTTCTAAGGTTTTCCATTACTTTTTTGTTGCATTCCTCACAAAGCTCAAAGCTTTTATGTATACATGATATTTCAAAGCCGCTGACTATACGTTTTATCTTTTTACAGCGGGTACAACGCCTGTATCTAACCATTGGTTATGTCATCCTTTATCTCAATTAATGGGCAATTTCTTGCTCTGCGCTTAAAAGCATTGATAGAGGTTCCAAGCAACGCACACACAACAAATGTTTTTCTACTATAAAAATCATCCATATAAGTTTTTAGTTTGCATTCAAAGCAACTTTTCGGCATATCCATTCCTTTAATTGCTATCATGATCTTCATCCCTCTCATAGCCTTGGCAATAAGTTTGTCCATTCATTAATACAAAGCGACAGCAATTACAGCCATAACTATCTTTATAAGTGCATTCACCATTACTATAATGCTTGCAATTAACCCACGGACAATATAGTATTCTCTGCCCTGAATATTCATCTCTAACGTGTATCTGTACTACTACGTTAGCCAATTTAATTGTTTTCATGTTTTTTTAGCTCCGTTCTGTCAGCCCAAGTAATCCTACGCGATTTAAACTTAGTTGGCATAGACATAACAGTAAGCTGAATACAGTTACTACATTCTGGGTTTTCACTCAACTCACTGGCCTTTCTATTATTAATGCACAAATAACAATAGTCTAAGTATTTCATTTTTTACTCCTACATTCTTACCCAACGGTTTTTGTTCTTAGATATAAATTCAGAAGGTCTAGCAAAACTGTATTTCTCATTAGGCTTACAGTTACCACAAATAAAACTTCCCATGCATTTGCACTCATGGCACCAGCCTACGTACTTGATTTCAGGTTTTTTCATAATTTATTTCTCTCTTGTTGACGTTCAAGTTGTTCCATTAGCTGAGACAGCCACTTAACTTTCGCTCTACGTTTTGATCTGTATTCTTCCATTTGGCAATATACATTCCATCGATAAGCATGGTCATGACCATGTTTTTTATAAATTTTGAACGCCCTTTTTATTTGACGAGCTTTGTATTCTTTCATCTGCTCCGCCGTAAAATATGTCGTAGTCAAATTTAGTCATTTTGGCACTCCTTCAATTTTTGTCTGTGGTAACAACTTAAATGTCTTACTAACAAAACCATCACTATACCTAATAAATGCCTCGCATCGTTTTGTTGCAAAATGCAGTTCTTCTACCTCTCTGATGATATAGGAGCCGCAAGTATCATCGCAGTCTGATTCGCAGTAAGCTTCGTCATAATCATATATTTTTGCATAAATAGGTTTACTAATATCAATCATCTACTCCACCGCCTTAGTCGCAGACATATTTTTTATTAACATACGCTTTGATATCTGCAGGATCAAATGCTCTGTCACATTTTGGGCAGCAGGGCAACATAGTCTTATCACCCCTGCCCATATTCTTTTCCATTTCTTTAAGCGCTACTCTGTATGGTTTATAGCTGTGGGCTATTTTCCAAAACCGTCTAGCACTTTCCATGTATCTACCCCATTCACGGTTTTGCCGTTTTTCAAAATTTGCGACCATGAGCATTGCTGCAAACGGATCTATAACTGCACCGCATCGGTCGCAAAATATGAGATGACTTTCTTCATCTATGCAAAGTTGTGGTTTGACATAATCAACACCATATTTATTATTTTCATAACATTTACAGGCCGAAAAAAACTTCTTTTTTGATACCATACCTACAAGACTTCTAATTTTCTCCTCTACTCTACCGACTTTTAAATCTTCTATCTTCATTTTCCCACCTCGTTATATCCCTTCGCACACTCGTCACAAAGCACCTCTACTTCGTCTAAAACTGTTGCTGTATCATCATAAACACGTGTCCCACAGTTTGAACAATACAGCCACCAGCCATGACTTAAAAGTTCTTTTGCTGGTATTATTTTGTTATCTCCATATTTATCAGCCCACGGAACACGATAAACCCGCATTTCTGTAAATTCTCTATCATGTTCGGAAGCAAGTAACGCTTTAGCTTTTCCCGGCGTTGTTGCCCAAGCAATATGACTTTCACCGCTATATTCGTCGTCCCACACATAAGCTTTTAATTTCATTTTTTACTCCACCGCCTTCACCTTTGTTTCTAACCATTTATAAAAACCTGCGAAAATAGGAATACGGTTATATCCGCTCATCTCACCACAGAAACCAACAAAACCATTATCATAAAAAGTTATTCCTTCTCTGCCGTGAAAATATGTTCCATCAATTTCAACACCTTTAAACTCAGCTTTTTTCTTCTGCGTTTTTGTCATTTTTCTTGGATACGCACTTATAATTATTGGATTTTTCACGGTTTTTCTGTATGGCATTAACTCAAGTTGAATAAAAGCTGCTAAGTCTCCCATATCATCCCACGTTAAAGATGTTACTGGAATATTGGCTTTATCCCATAATTCACGTGCATTATCGCTGTTTATGTCGACATTATAATAATCTTTCATTACTCCACCACCTTAAACTTCTCTAAAGTCAATATCCGGGTAACGATATAGCAGCATCTTTTTCTTTAGCAAATATACTGGTGTTTTCATACCCTTTGTATCGACGTAATAAACATGACCGCCGGCTTCCGTCACCTTAAAATCAGCCTTGTAAATGATCGGCCTTATCTTTTTACCTTCCCTCTTATAACCAGGCTGTAAAACAAATTTTGGCTGTAGTTCAACCTCTTTTACTGTACCTTCACGCATAAGCCAGTGTAAATCCCAGTAATAGTCAGCTTCTTTTTCGCTGTCAAACCGTATGCCGTCTACTTCCGTAATTGAGTTACCATATTTTAATTTAGGTTCTGCCCCGGGTAAATTCGCCGGCGCCGTTACGCTGTCAGAACGAATTTTACTTACAAGATGTGCTGGTAGTTCATTCCACGTCGTCATTTATTACTACCGCCGATAACATAATTTCTAGAGCTTTCTTCTCTCTCCGATACCGAGCCACTTTCCCGCCGAGCTGACTATTCTTCCGACGCAGATGTTTGAGTTCAGTCAGTATCTGCATAAGTACTGGTTTCAATACCGGTACATACTGATCGCCTGGTTCTTTTTCTACCAGTGCCACCATAGCTTTTATATTGATTGGTTTCATTTACTGTTCTCCTTTATTTGAACAAGGTTTCTTCTAACATTTTTCTTTTCAGAACAGATGGACGTCGCGGTTTATATCGTCTATCCCCTATCGGATCTAACACATCTACTGCACAAAAGCAAAAATCTTTGCATTTATTGACACGCTTTAATTTTTCTATTGGCAATATAGCATTTATGCTTGTGTTCGGAATTGCTTTAGCGTCACAATAATAAATATCGCCTGCATCCATACAGTTACTACAATAACGACAGTATTGCTTCATGCATTACCACTCCAATCTTATATGTGAACTACTCGGCAACAAGTTGCCGAGCTTCCTGTATCATCCACTACTGCTCAAATGCTACCCGGAGGTTAACAGCTGAGTCTTACACAATGTCAGCAGGCGTTGGGTTCGGCCGGTTCCCGGCCTACCATAGCATATATCTGGTTACGCACTCTTTAGAATACGCAAGCCCTCGTTTCTTATATTTATAGCAGCGTTCTGGTCACGGTTCATTAATAGACCGCAGTTACACCGCATAATTCTTATTGATAAGTCTTTCATCTCTGGGTGTCGAGCTCCGCAGCAGTGACATAACTGACTTGACGGATACCATTTTTCAACCTTTACAAAATATTTGCCACGATCATGAAGCTTATATTAAAATAAGGCGGTGATGTTACACAGCAGCGGCAACATTTATCGGGCAGAGTACGTAATACGGTTAGTGCATCGCCGCATATGATTTTATTCATTGCCTACCTCCTAAAGCTGACTGTATATCAAAACGGTTCTGACTTATTAGTGTTCAGCTTGTCAAAATGTTCTTCGCCTAAAATCTGTAGTTCTGCCATATCTGCAGCAAGGTTATACATTTTTGCGTGCTTATTATTTCCATGTGTATCGGTAACCTTAGCTCTAAA